TGGAGTACGGAATCAAATGAGGGGTGTATGCCATACTTTGCTTGCTGTTATGTAGATGAGGTAACAAGTGGCGGGGCGGTGTATTTTAACTACAAGGGTTCGTGTTTTAAACTCGATGGCACAGAAGCAGAAGTTTCAACGCGACCAAATGGTTGTGAACTATCTCATATAAACGATGGTGATGGTGATTCTTACGATAGTTGTGCGGAGTGCATTGCAGCAAACGATGAGTGGTATAATTTTGAAGAATGCGACTGTGAAACTATCGTAGATTGTCGAAATGTTTATATCCCAAAGAAGTTTATGGATGATGCAGTAGGCGGTTGTTCAACGGATTGTTTTACAGCAGAGCCTTGCCGATATTGGAAAGACCCGCGTACAGGCTGTTGCATGGGGTCGTGTGATACTGTTACTGAAATAGATGATTGTTGCCAGATTTGGACTCCTAGGCACTCGCACGACATAGATGATTGTACGACTTGTCGAAGTGATGGCGGAGGACATCGTTGGCGGGGCTGCTGCGCTTGCTGCCATGAAGATGAGGGCGACATTGATCCATGCTCAGTTTGGAAAGGGCTAGTCAGTTATTCATATACGCATATAACAACTGGCTGCACGTCAGCCTGCGGTGGCGTTGATGATCCACAGGTAACCTGCGCGGCAAGTGGGGGAACACAAAGCGTAACACTTGATTTTTCAGTTAATAAAAGTGGGATATACGACCCTATATTCGATGAAACTAATTGTATAGTGCTAAACATGGGATCAGGCGAGACGTTTACAAGATGCGACGGCGATGAACACGAGTGTTGCGAAGGTGGTATACAGGGCTGTGGTCATTATGGTTGGTGGTGCAAAAAAGTGGGTGACGCGTCAAGTATAGGGTGCAACGGAGACTGCTGCGGGGAAGAATGGTGTGACGATTACGGTTTGTGGATTCATCGACAGTACGGCACGAGTACTGAGTTAGTATTTTATTTACATGATGTTTGCGGGGATGGCAATGATAGGATGGGCGTCTATCTGAGAATCCATTGCCCAATTCAATATCCAAGTTACAAGAATACCCACCAATGCGAAGTTGGCGAATGCACGACTGTTCCTTTTGGTAACTGCGTTTTCTGTGCGTACTCTCCTTTTTATGGTGCTTCTAATGATACAATATCCGTAGACGAGTGTTTACTGTACCCAGATTCTAGTCAATGTGATACCTAATGAAATCAAAAAGATTCAAAAATGAAAAGAAAATGTTAGACCATCAAGACGATGCTGACAAAGCACTAGATAAGTGGCTTGAAGATTATCATGTACACGGTCTTGCTGTTGGCAGAAATGCTGATGGTAAGGTTGTGCGTATTACTTTCAACAAACGTGCTGAGATTAAATTGAAGCAATCAACAGAAGTAGAGGTAGTTGAGACGCCAGACCCAGAAGCCAAGCCAATAACTAAGAAGAAGGGGTGTGGTAGTTGTGAAAAGAATAAACTCAAACGCTTGATATCTGGCGGTGCAAAACTCCTGAAAGCAGAACTAGGTGTAGATGCCGCAGACGATGACACGATAATTGATAGGAAGAAGTTATGTCTAAACTGCCCATCGTATGACTTCGGCGTATGTGATGATTGCGGATGCTTCTGTGCAGCCAAGGTCAAGTTAAAATCTGAGGTTTGTCCTCAAGGGAAATGGTGATATAAAATGGCTACAAAGTATTGGAACGGAGATGGTGCAGCAGGCGACTTTTCTGATGGCGATAATTGGGATGACAATGCTGTACCTGCGGGTGGTGATACGCTCATCTTTTCAAGTAACTCTGAGGATATAACAGGTGGCGATCATACAAGCATAACAGATACTAGTACTGTTATCATTGTAGGCAAGGGGTGGACAGGTAATTTTGGGACGAATGCTGCGCCGTTAAACATCCGAGCAGCAACTATTGAATACAGTGGTCAGGGCACAGCAAACTATTTTACGCTTAGTTCAACCACCACGCTTATACATGTAGCAGATACTGCGGGCGGTGACAATGCTCTTACATTGGGGGGGACAGGTACAATTACAACTCTACGGGTAACTGGTGGTAGGGGTACGATAAGTAGTACAGGGGCAAGGACAATAACTACTATTGAAGTGCTTGGTGCATCTGTTGCTAATGTAGATATGTCTCTTGCAACAGTAGTTGGGACAACCCTTCAACAAGATTCAGGGGTTTGTAAAATAGCGGGTAACTATACAAACATAGAAATTGCAGGCGGGACACTAGAGATATCCGGTACCCCGACTTCAATAGCGACTATTGACATCTATGGCGGTAAGATTTTATACAGCGTATCAGGCACTACTGCTGCGATAACAAGTCGCCTTTCGGTGTATGAAGGAGTGTTTGATGCAGGGGAGTTGTCTGCGAGCGTAGCAACGATAACAGGCGCAGAGGTATACGAAGGAGGGACAATAGACGAGCAAAACGGGTTGGAAACAATAGTATGGAGTGGAGGCATTACGATGCACGGCGGGATATTCACCCCAGATGCAGGTAGAGTGCTGACTGTTTCCTGATGTCCAACTGGGCAAAGTTTGCTGCTATTAGTTGTACTCACTGTCCTTATCAAAGTGAGTCGGCTCTTAAAAAACTACTGCAAGAACTGAAAGGGCATAAACTTACACACTTTATTCACCTTGGAGATGTTGTAGATGCAGAAGCCGCTAGTGTACATCAAGATGACCCTAGTACTCACACTTTGTATGACGAGTTTCTAGTTGCTGCAGATATGTTAAAACGTATACGTAAAGCGCTGCCTACTGACTGTGAACTTATTTTACTAGACGGAAACCATGATGACAACATACAGCGACCAGACAGCAGGAGAATTCAGCGAGACCTCAGAAATCTTTGCGACCCTAGGAAAATGGAGGGCGTATGTGATGAATACAAGAGGTGGAAACACATCCCGTATCGTCACGGATCGCGAGGATGCTATCAGTTGGGTAATGTCATTTTTACACATGGCTTCAGTGCTTCGACAAACAGCGATGAACTCGAAGCAATCCAGTTCGCTACGGCTTGCGGTGGACACGCCCACAGGTTGGTTGTTCGTGGACATACACACAGACCTGTCCCTCCCACCCAGTGCAAACGAACAGCAAGAGTAAAACTTCCTTGGCACTATGCAAATGTTGGATATATGGCATTTGATGAGCGACCCACATACACCAACAGGTTCGACATAACACAATGGGGCAGGGCTATGCTCTTAGGTGAATGCAAGTTGGGTCGTGTGGGAAGGATGGGGAGAGACTCTTGGAATGCCGAACTTATTTCATTAGATTAAAAAAGTTTTCTAAAATCCCACGATTTTATGGTTAAGTCGTTTGTATTATCTCTTTTTATGCTATAATATACCTACACGAAAGGAGGTTCTAATGACATTAAGAGCAACAGAACCCGAGGCGATACAGAAACGTCTCAAAGCATTTTTTTTCGGACCTGCCGGCGTAGGCAAAACTCAAGGTGCAATAGGTTTCCCAAACCCTTACATCTGTGATACGGAGAAAGGAGCAGAAAACTATGATAAACTCATCAATAGTGTTGGCGGCGTTGTATTTCAAACTTCCGACCTAGATGAGATCATAAAAGAAGTCATAGAGTTAGCAACAACAAAGCATGATTATCTCACGTTTGTTTTGGATGGTATAACTATACCGTACGAAAACGAAGTTGCAAAGTGTGCAAAAGAGGTTGGGGAGGAATACGGTCGCCAATATGCAGAAGCAGCCAAGAAGATGAAGCGACTTATGCACTGGCTCATGCGTTTGGATATGAATGTAGTCATAACATCTCACTCTAAGCCTGTGTATGGTGATGACATGAAACAGGTTGGCGTAACTTTTGATACTTGGAAGAAAATGGATTATATGTTTGATCTAGTTTTCTCAGTTACCCGACACGGTAGCAAGAGAAGGGCGAGGGTGATAAAGACAAGAATAGCCGAGTTCCCAGATGGCGAGGCTTTTGATTTTTCTTTTGATGCAATAGCACAAAGATACAGTCTTAAACAAATGACGAAAGCATCAAAGTCAGTTGAAGTTGCGAAACCAGATCAAGTAAAGAAACTTGGTACCCTTCTTCAAAGGTTTAACAATAAAACATTCTTGGATAAATGTCTCGTCCATGCAGACGTATCATGTATAGAAGATTTAACACCACAACAAGTAGCAGCAAT